TTCAGTGCACCTTCTGTTTTTGTAAGGGCTTTCATGATAGGATTATCAATTGCCTTTTGAATGCCTCCCAAAAGAGTTGGATCTGAAACTAGTTTTTGTAGAAAGCTTGAGACTTTTTTGACATCTTCTACAGACTTTTCCATGTCAGCAGTTGGAGAAATTGTGTTTTTGGCTTCTTTGGCGCCTTTGTTAACACTAGGAGTTATAGCTACTTTTGCAACCTCTCCTTGAGTTTTTGCAGCACCTTTCTCGGCTTCTTTATTAACATCAGCCATTGTTTTAGCCATGTCACCTGGCATGTCAGAAATACCAGTTGAAAAACCGCCAGCGACGTTGTCACCAATTCCTTTAAAAACTTTTGAGTCTGATGCAATTCCGAACGTCTTCTTCACCAAGGCTATCAAAGTCTTAAAAATTGGGTTATCAAGTATCGGTTGAATTGCTTTAATAAATGCGCTCGTGATGAAACCGAACATTATTACTAGTGGTTGTTCTGAAAAAACTTGCTTCATCCGATCCCAAATGTTATCTACGGCTTGTATTACAGTTTGTTTTAGCTTGCTAAACGCGTTCATACCAGATTCGTAGACTGATATAAAAGCGCTGGATATATTGAATGCTACAAGTTTGAATATTTCTTTGATATATCCACCAAAATCTTGTATATGTTTCCAAATTCCATCAAATCCCAAGTGAAACAATGCAATTACTGCTGCTATAGGCAACCATAGAGGTGCTGTCAACGCTGCCATTCCAATAGCGACCCCTTTTCCAAATCCTATAATGTATGGAAGAAGATCCATAAACGCGTCTGAAAGAAGATCAAAATTATTTCTCAAAAAATCGACAGATGCCGAAATAATCTTAATTACAGCAACAAGAGGTACCCACAACGGTGCTGACAACATTGCTATTCCGACAGCAACTCCTTTTCCAAAGGCTATAATATATGGAAGTGCATCCATAAATCCATCTGCAAGAAGATCAAAGTTATCTTTCAAAAATCCAATTGCTACAGCAACGGCCTTAATTGCTAGCATCACCGGAATCCAGATTGGTGCCGTAATTAGGCCTATAACTGCCAAAATTGCTATTCCAACATTTTTAATGATTGGCCACATCTCAGCAAATGCTTTTGTAAGTGTGTTAACAATTCCTGATTCTTGAATTGCTTTTCCCACTAGGCCAAGTTTTTCTGAAATAAATCCGAATAGTTTACCCATCAACCCAAAATAATTTGAAAGCAATTCAAAAATAGGTCCAATAACAGGGATATCTTTTCCTTTTGCAAACAAATCTGAAAGTACACTATAAAATACGCTAACAAGTTTTGTTCCAAATTCAAACATTTTTATATAAAGCGTAGGAATTGCTTCAATAAGAAATGCATAATAATTTCCAAGATATTTCAGGAAACTCTCGCCCAAGCCTTTAAACGCATCACCTATGTTTTTTTCATCTCCACTAAAAATTGCCTTTATTAGATTTCCAATGCTTGCAAAAACATCCAAAACAGATGACAAATAATTTTTAAGTCGTTGTGTAAAACTTTTTCCAAGTATATTTTCAATCGACTTAAATACTATTGTTCCTAGTGAAGCGATCGCAGAAGCAATTGCAGGCATTGCCCAATCTGGCAGCAATCCCAACGTAATTCCATCAAGAATTCCGGCAGCACCTGCTGCAAGGTGCGCTTCAGTTTTTCCAAACGTCTTTAGAAGATCAGTTTCATACTTTTTAATGCCAGAGTCTGCACCCAACGCAACACCGGCAAGAGCAGCAGCAATTGCTACCGGTCCCAAGAACTTTGAAAGTCCACCAAGCGACTTCATCAAAACATTCCCAGTTGCTTTTGCGCCAGCACCAGCGGCTGCATCAACAGCAGGACCAGTCATTGCCTTAAGCAGCATTTCACCAAAGCTTTTTGCTAGCGTGGTTGTAGCAAATGAAAGTGCGCCTTTCATTACAGCAGGTCCAAACAACATTGCAAATACTGCTGGGAGTGCCATCTTCACAAACTTTTGAAACTCATCGTTTTTAACAAGTTTACCCCAAAGAATTCCCATTTCTTTAAAAATGGTTATGCTTAGCTTTTGAATTGCAGGCCACAAAATTATCCATGCATTTAGAAGAGCATCTTTAAGAGGCGTTAGCATTGCTATAATAGTTGCAGCTGCACCACCTGTTGCTTTTGCTGCATCAAGTGCAGCTTTTGGATTTATTATAAATTCAGCAATTTTATACATGAATCCAGCAAGTGTAGTACTTGCCCATGCAATGCCCTTTGACAAAGCCTTGATAATGTATTCAAACATTCTTGAAAAGCCACCAATAAGTTTTTTCCCTTCAGGCGATTCTTTATCAAAAAAATTGAAAAAATGCTTTTTGATATTGTCCATCATGTCTTGAAACGTTGATGCACCTTTTGCAAATTTTTCTACTTCAATAGAAATACCTCCAAACAACGCTCCAAATTTTTTGGGCTGAAACAAAGCAACGATCGGTCCCAAAATGTCTTTTACAACTGTCAATTGTGAAAGGGCTCTACCTAGACCAACGCCAGCCCTTTCAGTTAGATTCAAGGCTTGTTTAATGCTCATGATAGTCATCCTAAATTCTCCGGACGACTGCAAACCACCTTTAATACCCTTAAAGAATCTTTCAAAAAAGCCACCTTCTTGCGCTTCTCCTGACTTGACCATACGCTCAATTGAACTTGCAAGGTCTTTCATTGCATCAGCTTGTGTAAGCGTTTTCTTTTCTGCCGCAGTACCCTTTTTAGTTATTGCATCAAGACTTACACCTTGATTTTTTGACGAAAGTGCAAGTTTTACTTGTTCAGCTGACAAACCAGTGCTGGATGCCAAGAGCGCAACTTGTTGACGATTATAGCCCGATACGTCTTGACCTGCGTCTTTGAATGATTTCCTTAGCATGTCAAGCGCGGATGCAGGATCTTGCGCTTCCATCAACTTCATTGCATCGACGTTAACACCAAATGCCTGTGACAATTTTGATGCATTGTCCGCAGCGGAATCAAATGTATCAAACGCATCTAGAACACCAGTTATGTCGTGTAGTTCTAGACCTAGTTTTCTAGCGTAAACAGTTGCTGCCCCAATTTCCTTTCCAGTAGCACCAGCAAAGTGTTTAAGATCTCCCATGGCTTTAACCATGTCTCTGGCGATCAATTTTGAATCTATGTCAAATGCTCGTCCAAGATCCATTGCCTGTTTCTGAATGGGCAACAAAACTGAAGACATTGACTTTCCCATCGTTTTTGCATTTTGACCAATGGTTTTCATCATTTCATCTGACAAACCAAGGCCTTTCTGCCAGGCAAGAATGGCGCCTCCGTTTTCTTTAAATTCATTTCCAAATGCCTGAAACATCGGACCCATGCCCTGAGCAAGCTTTAGAAATTGTTGTAGTCTTTCATGTAGATTACCAAAGACTTGAAATGCACCTAGACCAGTAGCAGAAAACCCCTTCATGTTTACTGCCATGTCCATGATGACTTTTGGTGATCCGCGGCCCAGTTCACCAAATTCTTTTCGAAGATCTTCAATTGCTTGCATCAGTTCGTTTGAACCACCTGATGACTTATTTGCAATGTCAATCAAACCACTAAACATTTTAAATGGAATTGCAATAATTGCACCAGCGATATTTGCAATTCCGCTAACGGTCTTTGTAATAAAACCGCCAAAACTTTTTCCTACAGCAATAACATTTCGAAATCCTTGAGCAAGTCCGGACAATGCACCAACAATTGTAACAGATGCTGTCGGAAACTTCTTCTTCATAGTTCCGGCAAGATCAGTCAATTTCGTTGTTACAAGTTTGGTCACACCACCAGTTTCTTGCAATGCAGAAACAAATTTGCTAAGAGGTGATTGATTAAGACTTTCTGTTGCAGACTTAGCACTGTTAACATTCGTAGTAAGATTAACAACTTCTTTACCGGCCTCAACTGACATTTTTGACATGTCTTCAAACGTTTCTTGTTGAGAATCGTTGAGCTGAGTCATTTTATCAACAAGTTCAGTAACGTTTTTTGAAACTTCACTAAGTCCGTCAACAACGTCATTCAACTTAAGCTGAGACATAACCTCAGTAAGTTTTTGCATTGATTCAACCTGAGCCATAAATGACTCGTTTATCTTTTCCGCCGACACGGCCATCGCCGCAATTATCGGAGCAAGAGCTTTTGCTGCGTCGACTTGTTCTTTTTCAACAGACATAAATCAAGTCCTAACAGTGGCCAGGGAATACCTAGTTGACGTTCAAATTCCTGAGCAGACATATGTTTAACGCCGAGCTTGTGCATAACAGAATCAACTGTTGCACCTGATCTTTTAAGTTCTTCTTGAAATCTTCTTGAAGCAAGCATAGCATCAGTAACAGCCCTGACTTGTTCTTGTGATCCTCGAATCTTTGCATTAACGGCTTTTCCAACTAGCCATGCACCCAAAGTTGTAAAAAATATCTTTCCAAGAAGATTAACGTGTAGTTCATTAATTTGCTTTTTTTCACTCATATCAAAATTCTCGTTCGTAGAAGATTTAACGTTCTTTTCTAGATAGGCTCGAGCATTATTTAGAATACCAACATCGCGAGAATTTCCTGCAGAAGAAAATAGTTGTTCAGCCTCGTCAAAAGTGACAAGTCTTACTTCTTCCATTTCAAAATCATGTGGACCAACTTCGCCGGTTCTTATCATCATAAAATAATGAGAAATGCTATAAGAACCAACACCGCTTCCAATACTAGCATTTGGCAATAGTTTTGCCGGGACACCTGCTTCTTCTTGAACTTCCCGAAGAGCAGTTTGTTCTAGGTTTTCACCTTCATCAACACGGCCTTTTGGAAAACACCATGGCCCATAATTGTTCGATGGTTTGCAAACAAAAATTTTATAAGGTTCTTCAAAACTGTCTAGAACAACGCCACCGGCGCTTGTCCATTTTTTATTTGCCATGGCAATAAGTATTAAGTAAAGCGTCGAAGACGGGCTGGTGTTTGTTGTCTTTGATTACCTTGCAACGCTCTTACTTCTGGCGTGTTTTGATGCAAAGCTTTAGTCATGGGTTGAGGATTATCTCCACCTCCCTTGTCATCGCCACCCTTGTTGAGTTCTTTAACGATCCTCTCAATAAACCATCGTTTGAATGGTATTGGAAGATTATAAATCTCGCCATACGAGAACCCGCCGTAATACATCAACAAAAAGGCGGGTTCAAGTATTACTTGGACTTTATCTGCCGCTTGAAGGCCAAAGAAAGGAAACGCCAAGTGGCATATTCACCTCCTCAGAATGACCACACGCTGGGCATGTTGATTCCTGCTTCATTGTAATACCAGGTTCTGATTCCCTGATAAAGTTTCGCAAAGCAAGAGAATCACGAGCAGGCATCATACGAATGAAGTTAGAAATTTTCATTCTGTCTTCATTGCCATCGATGCTAACAATCGTATACAGCAAATTTGTCGTAACAGAGGTTTCAGTTTGCAAACCAAGCTTCTTTTGCTTTTCTGCAGTTGCAACAAGTTCTTCTTCATCGCGACCAGTCAAGAACTTAAAATGAACTGTCTTCTTACAATATGGAAGCTTGAACTCAAAAAGATTAGCACCGGGCGTGACTGGATCAATTTCTAGTCGTTTGATTGGCAACATCGAAAGGTCGAATGAATGTGGTGCCTTAACAGAACACTCCTGACATTCAAGTTCCGCATCATATTCCGCACCGTAACCGGTAATTCGAATAGCAACCATCAATGCATTTCTGTCACCCGTCAATAGATCACGTGGATCAACATTCTTGTCTGACAAACATGACTTGATAAGTTCAGAAATAACTGTACCCTTCTTAAGAAGAGCCTTGCTAGTAAGGATATCCTCTTCCTTTGCTGTCATGGCTTTAATGTCAACTGTTTCAAGTCCATGAAGTGCAGTTCCGACAGGGTATGTCTTTCCAGCAGAAGGCAATGGAACAGTTTCTAGAGGAACTTCCATGCTAAAATCTAGTCTACTTTGTGCCGAAGGAACACCAACAGGCTGTAGAAGATTTTTAGCTTCTACTTGTCCAGCACCCTTAAAAACTTCATTACGCGTATCACGTTCTTCAGACATATGTATAATAATCCTCTTACACAATAATAACAATATCGTGCAGTACGTAAATAGGATTATTGCTTTGTATTGAATACCGACTAAAACGCTATACGCAAATTTTAGTTCCCGCGGGCCGACAAGGTAATAAAGACAAGCATCATCACAAACACCCAACTGAACAATTTCTTTTTTTGTTGCTTTACGAATTTTGCCTTGTTCAAAAAGCTTGTCAATATACAATTCACAACGTTCCAGGCTGACACCTATGTCCATGGATATATCGCCAATAAATAGTGGATGAGATACCTTATGGAATTTACGAAGAATTCTTTCTGCCATAATCTCGAAGTCAGAATTAGCCTGTCTTGAGGTACGGTTGGGAATGTTACGTTTCATGTGCTTATAACATATACTAGTTTTGTACGCGTGGTTTATCTGGTATATTTCGTAGATGATCTACGAAATCCCAACGTCTATCAATTTCGTTTTCAAATTCTGAATTTGACCAGCCGGAAGCACGTAGTATGTCAGAGTATTCTGAATTGAATTCAATTTCTGACATATCACCAAGCGACAAGCGTTTTTCTAGATCTGTCAACAATGGTGCCATCTGGTCAAATGGCAACTTCATACTACGACGTGATGATGCTATATGTTCTAGAACAAGTTCTCGCAGTAGAGATTTGATACGATGCATATCATTAAATATGTATTACAAGCGCAATTCTAGAACAATGTTAGAACAACCATAAATTCGATTGACGTTTTTAGTTTCAGCTGCTTGTTTTTGAGTAATGAATACCCTTCATTAAGTGTTGCAGCTATTTTTTGTGAAGCAGCGGCAACGACCTCTGATGTTTCTTTTGTAAGACCAGAATTCCAGACAACATTGTGAAATAGGAAAGGGCCCATTTAGGGCCCTTTGTGATTGTGTTGTGGAATCGCAATCTAAAAATTGCAAAACAGCATTATCGAAACGAATCGTAAGTGTAATTTCAGCTAGTTCTCCACCTTCGTATGAAAGCTCACCGAACCCAACAGATGTACAAAATGCACCTTTGATATCCCAGAGCTCCACAACCGTTCCTACAGGATCCAACATTTTGAGTTGAATATCACGCTTATAAAAGTCGGCGTAACCAGCGCGACCTGAAACGCTTTCGTAACAAGTACGAATCCATTCCATCGCCTGTTGTGCTCCTGATGGTGCAATAGGATCATGCAATGTAACTGACATTGTTTCAAACGTTGTTTTACCAGCAAGGTACCTTGTTGCATTGATGAAAGAAATTGGCATTTCTTCAGTTGTAATCGTAGGTCTCGCTGCTGTCTTGATAATGTATGCGTCAATACCTTCTATCATAAGAACCCAGCGATTTTTTCGCTTCGGTTCAAACTTATTCGGAATCATTGACGAGACGTCTAGTGTTTCTGCTGACATAATTTCCTTTGCGCTTACAAAATAAGCGTCTAAACTTAACTATGCAATTAGTACAATTTTAACTTGAACATATGTCACAAAATATAATACTATATGATAGTATATATGGGTGCCATTCAAGGTAAAAAACTAGAACCGGTTATTTGTCCACTTTGTAATGGATATTCAACTAAAATTCTGACTAAATTTGAGAAACATCTCAACGATGAGCACTCAACTACAACCCAAAAACTATGGGACAAATTGAACGGAGGCCCTCACAAATGCCAGTGTCAATGTGGAACTCAAACACTTTGGTATGGTTGGAAAATTGGCTATAGCAAATTTGTTATTGGGCATAACGCTAATGTTTATTCTTCCTACTCAAAAGAAGAAGCTGACAAGCAAATTGAACAACGATCTGCGTCACTCCGAGGTCGATCAACTTGGTCAAAGGGTCTTACAAAGGACACTGACGAAAGAGTTAAAAGACGTTCTGAAGCAATAAGTTCTGGTGTCAAAGAATCATTTGCAAATGGAAGAACTGCTTGGTCAAAGGGTCTTACTAAAGATACAGATGAAAGACTAGCAATTGCAGCGACAGCTAGTAAAGAGGCATTCGCATCAGGATCTAGAACTTCTTGGCATGCAGGTTCATCGGCAAAAACAGACGAAAGAATTTTGAAAAAGAATTCCGAACTTAGTCAAAAATATTCGAACGGTGATTTGACACAATGGCATTCTGGCAAAACAATTGCAGATGATCCAAGAATAGCTAAATTTTGGGCAGCAAGAGATCCCGTTTCAGAATATTCTCATATACGATTTTCTAACGAAGAAATTGAGAAACAACTTGAAAACAATGTTTCTCTTTCTCTAGAACGTATTGATTCATATCGTAACGATAGAAAACCTGCATTGCATGTCAGATGTAGAACGTGTAACTGGACATCAAAAGTTGCACTAATTTTTGCTCGAACAGACAGGTGTCCCATTTGTTCACCTGCCGGTTCTATTGGTCAGAACCAGATCGCTGACTGGTTTGAATCACTTGGTATCAAAGCTGGTAGAAATGTTGCTGGTATTATTGGACGGCAAGAACTAGACATTTATAGTTTGCAACATAAACTAGCGATTGAATTTAACGGTCTATATTTTCATAACGTTGCATCGGGAAAGGACGCTCGTTATCATCAAACAAAAACGGAACGTTGTCAAAAGCTAGGCATAAGTTTGTTCCACGTTTTTGAAGACGAATGGTATGAAAAGCCAGAAATAATCAAATCAATTATTTCTCATCGACTAAAGCTTAGCAAAAACAAAATTCACGCTAGAAAATGTTCAATTGTCGAACTATCGATACAAAAACGTCGTGAATTCTTTACTGCAAATCACATTGATGGCGATACAAACGCTCTATTTTCTTATGGACTTAAATATAATGATCAGATTGTTGCTGGTATAAGCGTAAGAAAACCACTGCATCGTGAAGCAAATACACTTGAAATTGCACGTTGTTGTACGCTGTTGAATACGTCAATAGCAGGGTTTGTTAGCAAACTTATAGCTGGCGTTAAAAAAGAAGCAATTAATAGAGGCTTCAATAATCTAATAACATATGTCGACACAAGATTTGGAGGTACTGGTGTTGCATATGAAAATGCAGGATTTACAAAAATTGGGACTACACCTCCACGATTTTGGTGGACTGATAATCATAAACGTTACAATCGTTTTAAGGTCCGCGCCGATTCTTCTCGTGGCCTATCAGAAGCACAAGTCGCCGAAGAATTTGGTGTTGTCAAAATCTATGGCTGCAATAACTCAGTATATCGTCTATCTCTGATCTAAACTGTTAATTGATGCTTCGAGAATGGCACGATAAAATTCTTCGTCAATTAGCTGTTGTAGCTCCAATTCAGATATACGCGATATTTTCGTGCTCTCAAGAAGGTGCTGAACACTTGGAACACATTTTTTATATGTTCCATATGAACGATATTCATTTATCTTAAAATCAAGCGCCTCACCAATTCTTTGACGAAGCGCTTTCTTTGTGATCAAACGAAGCATGTTAAGTTTCGGCGGTGACCAGGATTTGACCAAGGATCTTGAGTCAGCTGAGGCATCTTATCAAGTGCATCAAGAATTCTATCAATATAACTTAGAAGCGATTCAGCTTGTGCAGTTGCTGTTTTGTCTGTTATTTGTTGAAATAGAAGACCAAGATCTTTTTTTGCCATAATCAGGTGAGAAACAAAATCCTTAAGCGGGCCTGCAACTCTTCCCTGAGACATCGTTGTTTCATTTAGCTGTTCTTTAAGAACGCTGCGAATAACTGCTCGTAGTTGTCGTTGGGTAATTTTCATGTTAATTTTCCCTAGTTAATTTTTTGTTTTTTGGAGTGACTACGTAGTCATTAGTCAATGAATCTATTGCCGCTTTCAAGGGCTTATAAATTGGCGTTTGAAAGCCAGATACTAGATCTTGAAAACGTATTTTGGTTTTTCCTTCCGGAAGTGATTCAACAAGATCATGCAAATCTTGTGTTGCTTCCGCAAGTATTTCCAAAGTTTCATCTATTAGGGTCAAAGGACTCCCGTGACCAGACGACATGTCGAACTCTTCTTTAAGAACGCTGCGAATAACTGCTCGTAGTTGACGTTGAGTAATTTTCATATTAATCTCTTATGTTAAAATGTTGTTGCCAACAACAAAGTCTAGCGAAACGAATTCGATAGTTTTCGTTGGTTGAACAAAGATCTTACCACGAACTGTGTTGTTTTCTACGTCAGCCTGAGTTGTCGTCGAAGAGTCAATGATAACTCTGAAACGTTCTAGGCCAGACTGTCTTTGAATAACTTGCAACCTTGGTGTTACGGCCGCAGTAAATCTTGCAAGCGTTGCTGCTCGATTTGGCTCAAAGATGATCGTTTGAGAGATATCTCTTACTTGACGACGAATTTCGATTAGAAGTCTACGAACGTTAACTCTATCAAGAGCACTTGCTGCGGCTTGAAGTGTTTTCTGTCCCCAGACAACTACTCCACCCTTTGCATTTTGTCCACCGCTTGCGTTCCCTGGGAATGCAACTAGAGGATTTAGACTTACGTCATACAGTGCATCCATGTTTGTCTTAGACAACTTGACTCGAGCCTCAAGCGTCGTTGACAAAGCACCTCGAGTTGTACCAGCAGGTGCAAACCAAGGATGACCGATTGCATCGTTTAGTGACAGCGCACCAAAAACAACAACCGAAGGAGGAACAATGAGGTTGGTTTTTGTATTTGGATCTGTTAGCACTACGTCTGGGAAGTATGCTGCTGCAAAGTTGTTATCAATTGCACGATCAGAAAAATTCTGTGCCGTTGTTGAAACAGATGGTGACTGCGTATCTGACGTAACATCATTACCGTCATTGTCAAGTTGTTCAATGTCCATGATGTATAGAGCATCAAATCTTTCTTTTACAGCATCGGCTGCTGCATCTGTAACGATTGGATGACGAATACCTGGGATTGCTAGAAGCTGAATGTCAGTATTGACAACGTTTTGCATAATCTGCAAAGACTTTGCATATGCTCTTACGTTTGGTCCCTGATCTCTACTTCTTGTTGCAGAGTTCATATCAGCAACTACTGCAGTGTTATTGATCTCAACTTCATCTCGATTAAAGATGTTGACACCGTTAAATCCACCTTGCATTACAAATGTGAACTTAGCGAAACGTCTATTTGATTGAATTAGATCAGCAACCGTAAACAGTCTAGTTTTTGCCGTAGGATTTGCAACAATTGTTCCGACCGATGCTCTGATATATTGTGCAGAAACCCATGCTGCAGGATCAGCAAATGTTGTTGAGCTTGTTACAACTAGAATATTTTCTAGTGAAAACATATTTGTGCAAAATCTATCTGCATCGATAATTCCAAGAGCAGTTGTATCTACTGCGCCAACATTGTCTCCGACCGAGAAGTTCTCGTTCGTTGTAGCAAAGTCGGGGAAATATTTCGCAACTGATTTCAACGAATTGTTTTTCAACGTTGAAGCGTTTGGAGTCAATAGACTTGTGATATGCTCAAATTGAACACCCCAATACAACAGAGGATTAACTTGAACTTTTTGTCCGGAACCTGCAGTTATATTTGACCTGAAAGGCAGGGGTGGTTGAGTTGCACGCTTCAAATATGTGTCAGCTGCTAGTTGAGTACTTGTAACAGTAGATGTTACAGGTGCTGAACCAGACGTAACAAGATGTTGAATTCCCCTAAACCCCATTGGGATTGCAGTAGGATCAACTGTTTCATTTTCAACGCCGAGATCAACTTCAACTCTAACAAGGTTTGATTTTGATGCATAATTTCCATCAAGCACAATTTTCTGTGCCGTTTCATCACGATCAAAGTCAAAGAACACGTTGGCATCGCCAATAACCTTTGAGATATATCGTTCAGAACTTGGATCGATATTTACGCCTCTGAACTGTTCAAGCGGAATTTGTGCTGCGTCACGGTCATTAAAGTCACGAACAATTACATCAAAAGATCCGAATAGATTTGCAGGATCTGTGGATGGCGTAATATTTTCAACGGATATTTTGTATAGCGTTGAAATATCTGCTCCTGCGTCAATAGCATGGAGCCTGAATAGGTTGGCAGCTTGACCACCAAACTTTTGAGATATTACCCATGGTGACTTAGCATGACTAAATCGATCAACAAAGGTTTCATAATTTGGAGCAACATCTGCACCAACATTATACGCTTGTGACCCAGTTGTCAAGAAAGAAGAAGATTCTTTTCCAGCTGCAGTAGCAGTAACAGCACCGGCGCCCTTTCCGGCTAGTACCAGCCCTGAACCAGTAACAGTTGCGGTTGCAGGATGAATATCATAGGAAGCGTAAAGATAATGACCTGCTTGTTCTGCTTTGTATGGGTCAACGTTAAATACGTTAGCAAAGTAATTTGGGCTTGTCATATCGAATGATGCCGTAATTACATTAGGATACAAAGGATCTGTTCCTCTGTGACCATTCAACAAAACAACAAACTCTTGTTTTGCTGTTGTACCGTCAGTTAGAACAACTGCACCGTTAATTTTTCCATTTGCAGTACCGTCTGTTGCAACAAGTGTTGATGAAGGCGCAGAGTTTGTACCTTCAGCAGACGAGGACAATCTTAGAATAACACCAGATGGTGCCATCAAAACTCCTCTAACGATAGGAAGTGCTGTGTTAACACCTGGTGTAGTGCTACTTGCACCCTGGATTCCAGCCGATGAAAAGATCGTTGATCCTGCTGATTCGGACATGAATGCACCCAAAAAGTAGGTGCGACCAAGAGGCGAACCAAGCGTTCCTGAGTTGGCATATATGTTTCCTGCAAGAGCACCATCTGAAGTGCGAGGTTGAAGTTCACCCACAGTAAAACCTGCTGATGTAACAGAACCAGCGTAGTTACCATCTTCAACTCTTGTTTTGCCGTCGCCTACACCAAGAACTCTGATGTATGTAACTGCAGATGCATTACGCAACCATTCAGTAACAGCAAGGGGACCAAATTTTTTCCCATCTGTTTTACCAAACTTAGCGTAAAAATCACTTATTGTACCAACCGTAACCGGTACAAATGCCGGGCCCTTCAAAGAAGTACCAATTATACCTGCTGGTACTCCTACGGGTTCCTGAACTAGAGGTCCAGATAGATCAATTTCTTTTGCCGTCACGCCGGCGCTTCCGAATTTTAGCTGTGCCATCCTTATGCTCCCAGTCTAATCATTAGATATTCACTTCGACTCATAAACTTTACGATCTTTTATATCAGATAAAACTAACTCCGCTATTTGTTACTATAAAGTCAATAGCGATAAACTCAATAACTCTGGTAGGAACAATAACGATTCTACCATTCAATCGATTAAGATCGATATCTTCTTGCGTGTTGTTTGTTTCATTCATAACAACTTGAAACTGTTCGACACCTGCTTGAATCTGAATAAATCCAAGTTGTAGTGTTGAATCAGCAACAAACTTATTGCGAACTTCAGCAGTGTTTTGCTCAAACACAAGATTTTGTGCAATTCCAATTATGATTCGTTTGACTTCCAATAGAAGTCTACGAACGTTAACTCTGTCAAGAGCAGACTTGTTAACTTGCAACGTCTTTTGTCCATAGATTACAAACCCAAGTCGTGGGAATGTTGCAATTGGATTAATACGTGAATCATACAGTGTATCGCGATCTGTAACGTTAAGTCTAACACCTACGTTAGAGACAAAGTCTAGAGCTGCACGATTAAATCCTGCAGGTGCAAACCAAGGGTATGCAACTCTGTCGTTAAATGCAAGAGCTCCCATCGCGGCGACCGAAGAAGGTACTTTCACTCGACGCTTATTCGTCTTGTCTTCAATAAAGACGTCTGGGAAATATGTACCGGCGTAGTTGTTATCAATTGCTCGTCCGTCAAACTGGCTTGCAGTTTTATCAACGCTTGGCCTTGCAGACGAGTCATCATAGATTCTGTTAAGTGAGTCATCATATGCAGCGATATCCATGACGTAATATGCTAGACCGTAATCAAGCACCTTATTCATTGCGTAATCTGTTACATAACTCTCTCTGATTCCTGGGATTGTTAGTAGATTAACATTGACAGTCAATGGATCTGTCATGATGTCGATGGCAGTTTTGTATGTTGCAACAGTCGCGTTTGATGAACCAACACCAGAAGGATTGATTCCCAAGCCAGGAGCAATATAATTTGACTCTGCACCACCGAGTGCATCAAAGCTAGAAGCTTTATCACTAAGCTTGCTTGCGTCTTTGTCAAGAATATTAACGCCATCCCATCCACCACCCATGAAGGTAACGAACTTTGTAAACGTAGAAAACTTGTTAAATTCAGGTGCTGTCCCCTGAGCTAGCAACGTTGCAAGAGTAACTCGCTTTCCTAGAACTGGATCTGTTATTGAATAATTCGATAGATCTGACGCACCATTTCTAATGTATGCCGCCTCTTTCATATGATCATTAATAGATGATGTAAGATCAGTTAGTGAACTGTTCGAAAAAGCAACCTTTGCAAGGCTGAACTTGTTGTTGTTAATGATGTCGCCGCCAGAGCCAGTTGTAAGCACGTCTAGTTTTGAAATTCCCATGAATTTCGTGTAGTTTTCTAGCAGCTTATTTTTCTCTGCGACAAGATTTGGATTAAGAGGAAGCGTGTTACGCTCGAACTTAACTCCCCAGTAAAACAATGGAAGTGTAAGTTCAGTCGAACCAGGAAGGCCTAGCCATGCAGCTCCGCTTGGAACGTCGCCCTTTGTTACTTTGGTTCTGAATGGAATTGGAGGAAGAATAGAACCATACATTGATATTTCTGCTCCACCATCGAAAGTTCCACCTAGACGTCTTAGTGCTGCGCTCAATGCAGTGTCAGTCAATGCGTCATTTGTCTTGAGAAGATGAGGACCATGGAAACCAAAAGGTAGCGTCTTTTGTGGAACTAGTGCTCGTTCAACTTGATCTGTCATAACAATTCTCACGTACTTAGAGTTGTTGTTATATTTTCCAGACGTTATGATTCTACGATCTGTTTCAATCGTTGCATCAAAGTTAAACGTAACTTTTCTATCACCAATTAGTTTTGCAACATAATTTTCTGACAGTGGGTTCAATGAACAGTTAGGGAATGATTCAATGACCAATGCATTTGTGTCAGTGTCGTTCCAATCTCTAATTTGAACAGTAAACGTTCCATATGGGTTTGAATCATCTAGTGATGCTTTAAGATTTGTAATAGCAATCTTGTAAAGCGTATTTGCATATTGACCATCGTCAATCGCTTCAAACTTGAATAGATCGTATTCTGTTGCGCCAAAAGGCTGTGAGATAAAGTAAGGTGTTTGTGGTGCCTTAAAACGAGTATCATAAGAACCAAACGCCTTTCTGGTCGTCATTGAAGTGTCGCCAGAGTTTGCACTTGTCTTACTTGATCCAGAAAGAATTCCAACAACAGCGGCAGTTGCTAGTTCGTCATCAACCGGGAAATCAGCGTAAACAAAGTGTTGTTCAGAAACAAATTTGCTTGGGTCTGAATTTAGAATCTTTCCAAAAT